ATCGCTGCGGCATCGCTGACAGCGACGGCGGGCACGACCTCCACGATCACGACGAATCAGACGCTCGCCCGCGACCTTCGCGGGTACTCCATTCAAATCCTCGCGGGGGCGAACGCGGGCGTGACGCTGCCCATTGTGTCGAACACCATCGGATCGAACGCCGTCATCACCGTCGCCACGCAAGCGAGCGCGTTCAGCAATGCGACGGTCTACAGGCTCGTGACCCCCGTCTGGTATGTCGGCAACGGCGGCTCGACAGCCGCAGCCTCGTTCCGAAAGTACGACTTCGCGACCAACTCTTGGACGACGCTGGCGAACATGCCCGCATCCATCGGCACGGACGCGCGACTGATGGCCACGCCGTCTTGGGTGGACAGCGATTATGTGTCGTTTGCAACTGGCACGGCGACGAGCGCCACGGGAACCACGCTCGTAAACAGCGCGAAGACATGGACTACGAACCAGTGGACGAACTATCAGGTTCGCATCACGGGCGGCACTGGCGCGGGTCAAATCCGCACGATCTCAAGCAACACGGGAACGACGCTCACGGTTCCGACATGGAGCACGACCCCCGACGCGACCTCGGTGTACAGCATTGAGGGGAACGACGATTTCCTGTACCTGATCGGAAACGCCGCTGTCACGCTGTACCGCTACAGCATCACATTGAACACATGGTCTACGATCAGCCCGACCGCAGCGCGCGGCGGCGCGCCGGGTGCGGCTTTGTCGGGTTCGTGGATTTGGGGTGTGACGCAAGCGGATTGGACGAACGAGAGCGCCATCCTCAACGGGCGATTCCTCTACTCGTTCCGTGGCGGCGCGGGCGCGCAACTCGACCGCTACGACATCGCGCTCAACTCGTGGAGCGCCGTCACATACTCGCCCGCCGTCGAGACATTCACCACGGGATCGAAGTGGATTTACGCGGGAGACTACCTGTACGGCACGAAGGAAGTCACAGGCCGATGGTTCCGCTACGACATCGCCCAGAGCGGCATGGACGGCATGACCACGATGAATGTCGGGCAGGGCACGGCCATAGTCGGAGACACGGCTTTCGATGTCGTCTACAAGGACGGCGCGACCAGCATCCCGTATCTGCACATGCTGATGAACACCTCCACTATTCACGCAAGGATGATGGTGATCTGATGACGATCCAAGAACTTCTCGACCTCGCGCGGAACAAACTTGCCACGCTGGCGCGGCAGCGAGAGCACGCATGGTCGCAGGGCGACTCGGCGCTCGTCGCCGCGCTCGACGCGAAGATCGCGACAACGGAGGACACCGTCGCCGCGCTTGAGGAGATCGCGTAATGTTCCTGACGCTGCTCTCATTGTCTGGCGCACCCCCGGTCGGCACGCAGGCGTTCATCAAGGTGAGCGGCGTATGGGAACTTGCCACGGTCTTCATCAAGGTAAGCGGCACATGGCAACCCGCGCAGCCGTTCTGGAAGGATGCCGGAGTCTGGAACTGAGCACAACTAGGAGGATGCGAACGTGAGACTGAACATCGGATCGGGTAGCGATACGGAAGATGGGTGGATACCGTGGGACATCGCGCACGGGAACTACGCGCAGCGCATCAATATGCCGGACGCATCGGTAGAGGCAATCCGCGCGTCTCATGTGCTTGAACACATCGCGCGCGTTGAGACGCTATCGACGCTGAAAGAGTGGCGACGGGTACTCAAGCCGGGTGGACGACTATTCGTCGCCGTGCCTGACTTTGATCGGATCGTATCTCAGATGGCGGCGGGTTCCAAAGACCCCAACATGGAAGCGTACATCATGGGTGGGCAGACCGACGTACACGACTTCCATTGCGCGATCTTCAACGAAGCCAAACTGCGCCAGTTGTTGGAGTTGGCGGGATTCCAGCGCATCGCGGAGGTCGGCAAGGAAGGCGAGAAGTGGAACTGCTCTCATCACTGGTGCAGTTTGAACATGGAGGCGTTCGCGTGAAGTCGGAAACCGTCCCCATCGACTCGCTGAACTTCGATCCCGCCAATGTCCGCAAGCACGGCGAGCAGAACCTTGCCACGATCAAGGCGAGCCTCAACCGCTTCGGCCAGCAGAAACCAATCGTGGTGGATGCCAATGGCGTTGTCCGCGCCGGAAACGGCACCCTGATGGCCGCTAAGGCGCTCGGGTGGAAAGAGATAGCCGTAGTACGCTCGACGCTCGCGGGCAGCGAGGCGACCGCCTACGCCATTGCGGACAACCGTACCGCCGAACTCGCGGAGTGGGACGAGGACGCGCTTGCCGAGACGCTTTCTGCGCTCCAGTGCGAGGACGAGGCGTTGCTCGACGCGGCGGGCTTCGACTCGGCGGAACTGTCGAGGATGATCGACGGCATGGCCGAGGTGACGGAGGACGAGGTTCCTGAGCCGCCAGCGGAGCCGATCACAAAGCCGGGCGACCTGTGGTTGTTGGGCGAGCATCGTGTGCTCTGCGGCGACTCCACGAAGCCCGAGGATGTCGAGCGGCTGATGGCGGGAGCGAAGGCGGCTTTGATTGCGGCAGATCCGCCGTACTTCGGGAAGGTGGACGCGGCATGGGACAACGACTTCGATGGTTACGAGGATTTCCTCGGCTTCCTCGACTCCGTGTTTGCCCAATGGGCTCTAGTAATGATCGAACGCGGAACCGCAGGCTGGTGGTGCGCTCCTGATTTCGCATGGCACATCGAAGGACTTCTTCGGAAGCGGTTCGCCGTCTTCAATCACATCGTTTGGTACAAGGGCGACGGCTTGGGTACGACGGCATCCGTTGATGATATGCGTCGATGGAGGCCGCGAAGCGAGCGCCTGTTGCTTTGCGAAATGCTGCACTCGCCCGACGCCTTGCTCGCATCGTTCAACGCAAAGACGGCGCACATAGCAGCAAGATCGGCCTACTCTGCCATCATCGAACGCATGGCGGGATGGAGAAAGCAAGCGGGCATTTCTCTTGCTGAGATCGACAAGTGCCTCGGGACAAAGGGAATGGCCGGACACTACTTCACACCGTCGCAATGGTCGCTCCCAACGCTAGAAGCATGGAGCAGGCTCCAGCCGCTTTTCGCGGCACGCGGCGTTGACATCGGCGAGCATTCAGCCCAGCGCAGCGAGTTCGACGCCCAGCGCAGAGAGTTCGACGCCCAGCGCAGCGAGTTCGACGCCCAGCGCAGAGAGTTCGACGCCCAGCAGGCCAAGACGGATGTTTGGCATATGTCTGCGCCGCATGGGCAAGATAGAAACGGCCACCCAACGCCAAAGCCTCTAGAACTGATGGTGAAGATAGTCGGCGCGCATTCACGCCGTGAAGACCTTGTCGCCGACCCGTTCCTCGGCAGCGGCACGACCCTCATCGCCGCCGAGCAACTGGGGCGCAAGTGCTACGGCATGGAGATCAGCCCTGCCTACTGCGATGTCATCGTGAAGCGGTGGGAGACACTCACGGGAAGGAAGGCCGAACTTGCCAAGGGCTAAGATTGACATTGATCCCAAGCAAGTCGAAGACATGGCTTCCATCGGTTGCACCATTGACGAGATGGCGACGATCCTCGGATGCTCGGGACGCACGCTTCAGCGCCGATTTGTCACCCCCATAGAAAGGGGGCGATCACGACTAAACCGCAGCCTTCGCCGCAAACAGGCGGAAATGGCGCTGAATGGCAACGTGACCATGCTCATTTGGCTCGGCAAACAGTACCTCGGGCAGAAGGAGAAGAGCGAATCCGTCGTGCGCGAGGAGGTGATCACGATTGAGGAAATCGCGCCGAAGGTGCAGCATGACGCATGAGGCTGCAACTACAACCGCTGTCTTCGATCCTGCACCCGTCACAAATGACGGTAGACAAGGCGCTTGCTCGGTTCAGCGTCCTTGAAATCGGTCGGCGTTGGGGGAAGACAACCTACGGTCGCGTCAAGGCGCAGCGCGCCGCCATCAACCGCCGGAAGGTCGGATGGTTCGCGCCAACCTACAAGTACCTTGCCGATCCCATGCGCGACATTGAACGCGCGCTTGCACCAGTGACGGCGCGCATGGATCGCGTAGAGAAGCGGCTAGATTTGGTGACTGGCGGCGTGATCGACTTTTGGTCGCTTGAGGACATTGATTCGGGTCGTGGCCGAGACTACGACTTGATCGTGGTTGACGAGGCCGGATTCGTGCCGAACCTCCTTGAATGGTGGCGCAACGCGGCGCGTCCGACGCTCTCCGACCGCAAAGGTTCGGCGCTCTTCCTTGGCACACCGAAGGGAACGGGCGACTTTCACCGCCTGTTCACGGAAGCCGAAAGCGACACAACTGGCACGATGCGAACGTTCCGCATCGGAACGCGCCACAACCCGCACATTGACCCGGAGGAAGTCGAGGCCGCGCGGCGTTCGCTGCCGCCGGAAGTCTTTGCGCAGGAGTACGAAGGCATACCCGCTGAGGACGGCGGCAATCCTTTTGGCCTCGACGCTATCCGCGAGTGCGTCGGGCTGCTCTCGACGCGTCCGGCAGAGTGCTACGGGGTCGATCTTGCCAAGAGCCAAGACTACACCGTAATCGTCGGACTCGACGCGGACGGCGCGGTATCACACCTCGACCGATGGCAAGCGCCGTGGCAACTCACGCGGGAGAAGTTGGCGAAGATCATCGGGGACAAGCCCGCGCAGATCGACTCAACCGGCGTGGGCGATCCGATTGTGGAGGACTTGAAGCGCGTCTGCCGTCGCGTCGATGGCTTCAAGTTCACGTCGCAGAGCAAGCAACAACTGATGGAAGGGCTACAGATTTCGATACAAACGCGCGAGATTCGCTACCCGGATGGGTGGCTGCGCTCGGAACTGGAGGGCTTCGGATACCGATACTCCGGAAAGCACGTCGCGTACGAGGCGACAGCGGGACACGATGACGGCGTGTGCGCCTTGGCACTTGCCGTCCATGCACGACGCGCGCGAAAGCCGCTCCTAACGAGAGTGATATGAGCCTAATCGAACGCATCAAAGCGGCATTCACCAAGACGGCGTTCACCGATGACAAGCCGCCGCGCTTCACGTCTGCTAGCGGCATGACGTTCCTTGGGCGCGAGGTGAAGCGTCCCGACTTCAGCCACAAGGCGGCGGTTCAGTATTGCGCGTCGTGGGTCTACGCTGCAGCGCGTCTCAACGCTATTGCTGTTGCGTCGCAGCCGCTCCGGCTGTACGTGCGCTCGCGCGGAACTGGCGCGAAACTTTGGAACACGCGCAGGACGGATCGCCGCACCAAGGCGTATCTCTCCGGCGATCTTGCGCAACTCCCATCGCGGTTTGCGATGTCGAAAGCAGCGGAGTTCGGGGACGACTATGAAGCCGTCGCGGACACCCATCCACTGCTCGACCTATTGACGCGAGTCAACCCGTATCAGAACGGATTTGACGCGACCGTCCTGCGCGTGCTTTACTTGGAGTTGACGGGCAACGCGTACGTTCATCCGGTGATTGATCGTCGGCTCGGTATCCCCGCTGAACTGTGGACGATGCCTAGCCAGTGGGTCGAAATCATGCCGGGTGACGGCGCGCGAGGGGAGCCGTTCGTGCGAGGCTACCGCTACGGGTCGAGCGATCACCAGAAGACGGACTTCACGCCGGAAGAAGTGATCCACTTCAAGTATCCGAACCCGCGCGATATGTACTACGGACTCGGCAAGGTCGAGGCCGCGTGGGGTGCTGTGACTTCAAACGAAGCATTGCACGAGATGGACTATTTCTTCTTCAAGAACAAGAGCCGACCGGACTATCTCGCCGTCATCAAGGGCAACGCGAGCGAAGCGGAGTTGGATCGTTTCACGGCGGAAGTAGAGAACAAGATTCGCGGGACGCAGAAAACGGGCAAGTTCCTTGCCGTCACTGGTGACGTGGACTTGAAGGCGCTGTCGTTCCCACCGAAGGACTTGGAAGGACGCGAGGAGATCGTTGAGGAGATCGCGGCAATCTTCGGTGTGCCGGTGTCGATGCTTCGTGCGAACGATCCGAACCTAGCGAGTGCTGAGGTTGGCTTTGCGTCGTGGAAGGAAACGACGATCCTCCCCGCGTGTCGCATGGATGAAGATGTGTTGAATCAGTCCCTCTTGCCGCTGTTCGGTATCGAAGAGGACGCGTTCCTTGCGTACGACAACCCGGTAAAGCGCGACGAGGTGCAGGAGTCCACGAAGCGCCTGACGTACGTTCAAGGCGGGATCATCACGGCGAACGAGGCGCGACAGCAGGAGGGTCTAGAGCCAATCGAAGACCCGAACGCGGATCGGCTGCTCATCAACGGACAGCCGCTCGGCGGGATGCCCACGCCGTCGCCGTTTGGAGGGCTGTTTGGCGCGTCGGTCGCACCAGTGCAAACGTCGCCGGATGACGGCGTAGACGAGACGTTGGACGCGCCGGAAGTTGTGGCAAAGGCCATCGAAACGAAGGACGCGCTAGGCGACTGCGTGAGCGCGAAGATTCCAAAACTGCTAGACGAGGGCTACCCGCAGGATCAAGCGGTGGCAATCGCGTACGCCATGTGCAGCGAGGGGAAGGGGTTAGAGGAGGCCATCGGTAAGGCCGTCGAAGGCATCGACACGAAGCCGCCGGAGTCTGTCGCCGCGAACGCGCGGCGGGCGCTTGAGGTGCGCGAGTCGAAGCCAGAATCCCAACGCGGCATGACCGAGGTTGGCATTGCTCGCGCGCGCGACCTTTCGAACCGCGCGAATCTCAGCGAGGACACTATCCGCCGAATGCTCGCGTACTTTGAGCGCCATGAGGTGGACAAGCAGGGCGAGACTTGGGACGACCAAGGCAAGGGTTGGCAAGCGTGGAACGGTTGGGGTGGCGACGAGGGCTTCGCGTGGGCGCGCCGGAAGGTCGAAGAGTTCGACCGGGCGCGCGAGAAGAAGTCTTGCGGGTGTGGCTGCAAATCTGCACGCAGAATTTCACAGAAGGCAATGTGGGAATCCGGTGTATCCGATGGGATACACACGAAGAGCGCGGAGAGTGAATCGCGCAAGATCAACAAGAACGAAGAGGAAGCCGCGAAGGCTGTCTCTGCGGTGTTCGATAAGCAAGTTTCCGAAATCCTCGCGCTGCTCAAGGCGGCGGAACGACCGTCGCAAGAGTTGATTACGCGCGCGGAACGTGTGCTACGCGCGCGCGGCTATCAGCGCGAAATCGTCGCGGCG